GCACGTATTCCAGAGTGCTGCTGATAAGACCGAACTCCGCAAGGTCCCAGTTCGTCTGCTGCCACTGATTACCGAGTTGGACCCCGTAGTGAGCACCAACTTCTTTCGCAAAGCGCGCCAGACCCGCTTCGTTGTCCGGCACGGTGGCGATGACGATGTCGGGCTTCATCGCACGCGCTTGCTCCAGGGTCAGCATCTTGTGGACCCGCCCCGGATGGGTCTTATCGTCACGGACCCAGAAGTCGATAAAGGCGTCTCATGCCATTTCTTCTCGAACTGCCAGTACTCCTCGTGGAACCAGTCCATACCTATCGGCCGAAAGACGTCCCACCCAAAGCGATCCTGGAACAGTAGGTGATGGCCCTCAAACAGATCGCTGTGATGATAGTCGATGAGTACTTTCATCCCAGGAAGTCCTTCCATGCCGCGCCCACACGTTCCATGCTGAACAGCTCCATCGCCTTGGCATGCTGCCTGAGGCTCACGTCACGCGCGTTGGCCGGATTGCTGAGGAGCTCCTGGAGCATCAGGCGCGCCTCCATCGGATGATTGTAGCCATAGCCGGTCAACTCATGGCCCTCAAACAGGAGCGGTCCATAGGGGAACATGCTGTGCCATGCCGGACCGATGCTCACGACCGGGATGCCCGTCATCATGGCCTCGACTAGGCCCAGCGTGTAGCTCGCGGGCTGGGTCCCGGTGTATAGGTAGCAGCGCGCGGCGCGTAGCCACGCATGCATCTCCTCGAGTGTGAGCTCACCGGGACCACCATACTCGTGACTACCTGGACCCAGGATGAGGCTCTGCAAACCGTCCGTCGCGGCCTTCCAGTAGCCACCGTTGGTACTCGAGCCACGCTGCATCAGGTGTTGCGTGATGTTGATGACCGTCTCTTGCGTCCCGGTCCAGCCGTGCCATTCTTCTGGATCTTTGTAGAACCTGATGAGCGCGTCTGCTCCAGCGTATCCAGGAATGTTGGCCTCTTTGGGGGAGTACCTGACAACTTGTAAACCCTCGGCGCGATATGGCGCGGCGGTTCGCTCGTTTGCCTCAGTAGATTGTCCGACAGTTCGCCAGATGACTCGCTTGTCACGGATCCTGGACCACTGCGGCCAGAGCCACTTCCATTCGTAATGATGGCAGATGATGACGTCTGCCCAATCGAGGATGGCTTGTGGGATTTCTCGCTTGGCGTACTCGAGGTTGTCTTCGGTCCCAAGATTGTCAACAGCCGACTTAAGATCAGCATACGTCGGTATTCCTGGTAGAGCGGGTCGCTTCGGATCATGCGGATGCGACGGATCAATGTAGCCTCCTAGGCTGAAGACGTTGTAACCGAGACTATGCAACAGTCGGAGCTGATCGTGCTCCTCGATGCTGTGCGCCAGCATGAGCAAGATGTTCATTCTTCCATCATCTTTCGCAGCAGGGCCTCGTGCCATTCGACCTTGGCTTCGAGTTCACGGATCCGCCGCTGGCAGTGATCGTGGGATTCCTGGGCGTAGACATCACCGTTTGACAGCCCGGAACGGCCCGTAACCATCTCCGGAAATCGTGACGCTGTGTGTCCCCGCCAGTCGTTCCAGAAGCTCTCCCGAGCCTTGTCCGTTACGCTCATGCCACTCCCCAACAATCTCCTGAATGCTTGCCAGCCCAGATCCCCGTAGGAAGGCCCACTCACAGCCTTCACAGTCAATCTTCATGATGCGGATGTCCTCACCAATCATCCGCCGGAGCCGGGTCAGGCGGAGGCCCTGCACGGTCTGGACCTCATAGCCCGTATCTGCGGGCATGGCCTGATTGCCGATGTAGCGATGGATGCGAGCCTGTGGATCGCCCTTGAAGCCGTACTGGATACGCGCCATGTGATTGCTACTGCTGGCCGCGCGATACAGCGGCTTGACCTGCGCTTCCAACTCGTTGAGCTTCACATTGCGCTGCATCAGCAGGACGTTTTCATAGACGGCTTCCAGGGCCAGCACGTACAGGTGCGGATTGTCCTTGGCGATGCTGATAGCCCAGCCCCCGACGTGAGCGCCGACATCCACTGCCCAGCCGGTGTATTGCTGACCGCGCAGTTGGTACTCGTCGTCGGTCATGATACTTTCGATCACACTGCGATCGTTGGTATCACCCCGATAGAACATCTCCACACGATTGCCGTTGGGTGTGGTAAACCACTCCCGCTCTTCCACTTTTCCGCTCCTGCGCCCACGCCCGCGATGGAGACAGGGACCGGCAACCTCGCGGGCGCAGGGTTGCGATTCCGGTCCCTGTCATGACTAAAGGCGGGACCGGAGATCCCGCCTTTAGTATACCGTGGCGATTGCCACCCCGGCAGATGAAGTTTACAGACCCGTGACTCGCTGGAACATACCAGTGATGACATACGGATCGGCGTTGAAGGCGATTTCCTCCTCGGCTCGGAACCCGGTCAGGTTGCGCGCCCAGAGGTTGCCCGCCTCATCGCTGACGTCGATGCGGTACTCATCACCAGTGAAGAGCTGAGCCGCCGACCACTCGCCCATGAGGGCGGTGCCAGCGGTCATCATTGGATCGCGGTAGAGGGGCACGCCCCACACCGAGACGCCACGCTCCGGCTGACCGGCGTTCATGCTGGCGCCCTGCGTCGGAGCGACAGCGTAGCCGCCGGACCCCGAGGAGCCCTGCGTATCGGTCACGATCTGCCAGTAGTCAACGGGATTGACCACGATAGCCGTTGCGAAGTAGTTCCGGGACTCCAGCACACCAAGGGCTTCCGCGAGCTTGTCCGCACGCACGCCCGACGAATAGGCGGTCGTGTAGGTTCCGCTGGCGGCGGCGATGCTGGTCAGCAGACCCTTGGGCTGGTTGTTCGCACCCGTGCCGTTGAGGATGTAGTGCGCCTCTGCCAGACCGAACGCGCGGCCGAGCTTGCTGCGCACGAGGGCCTCTGCGGCACCCTCGGACTGCTTCAGGAACTGATTGCCAACTTCGATGATCCGAGCGATGGTGAACAGGTACGCGCTGGCGCTTGCGAGCGTGAAGTCCCGCGTATCCTTGTTCGAGCCATAGCTCAGAACCTCACCACCCTGCCCGATGGCTCGGAGCAGTGAGCTGTCATCGTTCTCATAGGGGATGTCCACGCCGCGTCCACGGACTCCCGGGATCACGGTGAGGAGGTCACGATAGATGTTGCGTGCCTTCGCAATCTCGATAACACGAGACACGAAGTTGTTCGGGATGACATACTGGCCGTTGGCGCCCGAGTCGCCCACGGTTGCCTTGAGGCCGACTTCCTCGACAGCCTCCCACGCGGCCGGAGAGCCGATCGTGCGAGCTTCCCAGAGGGCCTTGAGCCACTTGCCGTCGGCGCCCGGATCTTCGTCACCGGTAAACGCCTTCGTGCCACCCGGCACTTCGCTACCCAAGGTACCAGCCTTGGACTCTCGACGCATCAGGGCGTCGACGCTGGCCTTGATTGACTTGAGATCATCTTCCTGCTGGCGCTTCCGCTCCTCGGTGAGGACCGCCTCGATCTGGGTTGCGTGTTCGCTCACGCTCGCCTTGAGGCTATCCCACTCATCCTGAGGGATACCGGGCTGGAGGCGCTCGTTCAGGTCGGCGATCTGCTTCTGAAGACCCTCGACCTTAGCGAGAGCTTCGGAGCTGATTCCTTCCATGAATCTCCTCGACTTGCTGCAATGCGGTTTCTAGACCTTCGAGCTCACGCATGAGCGCTTCGCTGAACGCCTTCGCCGCGACTGCATCGCCCGTTGCCGAGGTCTCTAGTCGCAGGTCAGAACTCAATGACTCCAGTTTGGCAACGAGCTCTTGCAAGCCCGCGTCCTCGAAGTCGCTGAGCGCCTTCGTTGCTCTGACGACACTATAGGGGTTCCTGGGAAGCGGTGACAAGGTTTGCTCGATATGGGGCCACACGAGGAGCTCCCCATCAGCGCTGGCCTTGATGAGGTTCGGCATGGTGCCGCTACTGCCATACATCCGCCCAGCGGAGATCATGGCGTCGATCTGGCTGAAGTAGCGATTCTGCTTGTCCAGCCAGAGCTCACCCCACCAGCCGTCCTTCTCT